CTCGCTGAACGGGCGATTGGAAACCATGAGGTATCAACGGTTCTCGATCTGTTCCTCGGTTCCGGGTCCACGTTAATTGCCTGTGAGAAGACGGGCCGCAAGTGCTACGGAATGGAATTGTCGCCCGACTATTGCGATGTGATCATTTCCAGGTGGGAGGCGTTCACCGGCAAATCCGCCACTCTCGACTCCACCGGCCAGACCTTTGCAGAAGTCCGCGCATCCCGGCTTGGCGTCACCAAAGTCGAGGTAACATCCGACTGTGCTTCCGTTGCAGCATAGGATTGAGAAGGCTCGCGCCGAACGCGATAAGGCACTTGAGATGATCCTGGCGGGGGAGCCGAACGAGGCGGGCCTTCTGATTTGGTGGGTTGACCAAGACCGCGAGTTACGCAGGCTCCTTGCGGAAGACAACGATAACGCTGGGGAACGGGGCGCAGTTGGTCGCGTCTCCGAACTTCAGGCGCCCGCGAATGAATCGGATCTCGCTGGCATAGGGTAGCACGATGTCATGCCACCATCAGGTGTCCGTCCTACTCGGAATTAGGCAGACGGCCAAGTCGGCCTCGCGGGCACGTTCCAGCCATTTTCCGATGCCCGGCCCGTACGGTGGGTTTAGAAATATTCTGCGGCCGGCGAAGGACACGAACAGCGTGGCAAGTCCGTCCTGGTTTCCGTCCAGCTGGATCGCATCTGTGGCAACGGGAAGCAAAGCGAAGTCGTAGCAGCGTAGGGCGGCTCTATCTTTCCAGCGTCCCTAACCGGCGCAAGGCGCTGAGCACGTCGCTTGCTGGCTTGGCCGGCGGAGTCGGATTGTAGATTGTGGTCGGAATGCTGGATAGCTCTCTCTGGAAGCCAGCCACTTCGCCAGCCGTTGGCGGAAGGTACACGGTCTCATAGCCTTTCGATTGCGGTGATGGCTTGGGCCGCTTAGGGCAGGCAGTGAAGTGCTTGCTGATTTCGCGGGCGCTCAGATTCGCTCCACAACCCCAACCGCAGGGCATTCGGACACCGCATGGTCGGCCACCTGGATGTTTAGTTGAGTCCATGCTTAGATTGTACGATGAACTGGATTGTAAAACAAATACTTTGTCGTGCAAACTAACGCCCCGCGAGAATTGATAGCATTGGTTTTATGAGTCCCGATCTAGTATCGCCCAGTCATCAAAAGTCAATCCCACAGCTAGAGCCTTGGACGTGGACGAAGAAACGCGAAGACGCCGCCAAGTTGATGTGCCAAGGCGTGTCGGATGTTCTGATCGCACGTAAGCTCAACGTCAACCCGCGGTCGATAGCGCGGTGGAAGGATCGGGACGAGTTCAATGAGCGGCGCACGGAATTGATGGCGGAACTGACGCTCAAGGTGAAGCGCGAGTTTCTGGCGAACAAGAGCGGGCGTATCCAGTCGCTGGTCGAGGACTTCAACGCGCTGTCGCTGATCCTGAACGAGCGCGGCATCGACTGCGAGTGGCTGGATGAAGCGGGCAAGCCGCGGAAGTCCGGGGCGCCTGGCGGGTCCACTGGCTACCTAGCGAGGGAGTACCAGAGCAGGGATACGGCCGATGTGATGCACGAGGGGAAGCCGGCGAAGGTTACCTCGCCAAAGGCCGTGTACAAGTTCGATTCCGCGATCATGCGGGAGCGACGGGAGTTGCGGAAGCAGATCGCAATCGAGCTTGGCGAGTGGGAAGAAGTCAAGATCCCCGATTCGGATCGGTTGGACGAAGTTCTGGCAGTACTCCGCTTCGCCCAGGGAAATCAAGGGAACGATGACGCCGACGGCTAACAGTGAGGACTTCAAACAGCAACGGGACGAGATTGGGAAAACTCGGAAGTTGCTGCCGTTCGGGGAGAAGGCCAATCGGTTCATCTCGCGCGACCCGATCTACGACGCGCGGATTAACATCCTAGATGGCAGCGTCCGGTCATCGAAGACCACCGCAATTACTCTCAAGGTACTGCGGTGGCTGTGCAAATATCGGGTGGCTGGCAAGAAGATCTTCACCGGCGTATCGAAGCAGGCAGTTTACGACCACGTCCTTAGCGATCTCTTTGAGTTGGTTGGGAAACAGAACTACAAGTACAACAGGCAATCCGGAGAGTTGACACTCTTCGGAAGCGAGTGGCTGGTTATCGGTGCCGGCGATGAAGGATCGGAGAAGCGCATCCGTGGTGAGACTGTAGGCTTGGCGGTATGCGACGAAGTTGTGTTGATGCCACGCAACTTCTTCTTGATGCTCCTGAGCCGTATGTCGCCAGAGGGCGCTAGGCTTTATGGTTCGACTAACGCCGAAAGCCCGTATCACTGGCTGAAGACGGACGTTCTCGACAGCAAGGATTACACGCACGGTCTGGGCCAAGACGTATGGTGCCAGACGTGGCTGCTACGGGATAACCCCAATATCGGCCAGAAGTACATCGACTTCCTGGATCGCTCCTACGTTGGCGTATGGCACAGGCGATACGTGGAGGGGCTCTGGGTTTTGGCGGAAGGAGCCATCCTAAGCTCTGTCTTGACGCCGGATATCTTCTACAACGACTCCACTCGCCCGGTCGATCTATTCAGCCGGAATGGGCACGTGTCCAGGGTAGTCTCCATCGACTGCGGGATGAACCATGCGCAGGTCTACGGGGAATTCTTCGACCAAGGCGATACGGTTTTTTTGGAGAACGAATTTTACTATTCAGGGACACGGGAGGGCAAGTACCTCACGAACCAGCAATTCGCAGACGCGTTGATTCTTGGCGATGAGAAGGGCTGGCCGGGTTTCCCGAAAGATCCGCGTGAGTGGCCTCGGGTCCGGATTGATCCATCGGCGCTCAGCTTCAAAGTAGAGCTTCAGAACCGGGGCGTATTGGTCCAGGATGCGGACAACACGGTCAAGGACGGTATCCGTCGGATGGCATCCATGTTGGGCCGCAAGAAACTCCGCATCCACGAAAAGTGTGTAGGCATCCGCGGATCGCTTGAGACGTATTCCTGGGATGAGAAGGCCTGCGCGCGCGGTGAGGAAAAGCCAATCAAAGAGCACGATGATGGCGCAGATTGTTGCCGGTACTACATCCAGAGTGAGATCAGCGACTGGCGCCTCGCTGCCTAAGTGGGGCGCAGAACGTTGCTGGCACGCCGAGTCGGCGTAGAATAGTCTTCATGCGAAGCGCGAAGGCCATGAACCAGCCTACATTCGGGCGCCTTTCGGAATTGTACGCCAAACGGATGGAGCGCCTCTTCTCCGGCCAGCTATGGAGCATGGTGCAGAAGCCGGGGATCGCGGCTGATATCCGGTTCTACAAAGCGGCGCTGACGTTGGCGCGGGAAATGGCCCGCAGCGTTGCATCGAGCAATGCGAAGTCCTGGCGCGAAGCTGCGATGAAATCTTACCGCGGCCGGCAGATTTACGAAGCGCTGCAAGCGGAGTTAAAGCGCGAAGGATTGGTGCTCCCGCTGGAGCAGATCGCCATTCGGAACGCTCAGCTGATCTCCAGCGTGCCGCAGGACATCGCAGAGCGGATCACAGCGCGGGCAGCGAAGCTGCGGAACGAAGGGAAGCGGGCGGCAGAGATCGAAGCGGACATTCGAGCGTGGGCGCCGCAGTTGGCGAAGAGCCGGATCAAGATGTTGGCGCGCACGGGCATAGGAACAGCCAGCAGCAACCTGACGCAAGTACGGGCGCAGAACATCGGGCTCGATTGGTATCAGTGGCTCGACTCGGAAGACCAAAGGACGCGGCCATCGCACAAGGCGATGCACCTGGTTCTGGTGAATTGGAACAACCCGCCATCACCGGAAGCGCTGATCGGGGAGCGCAGCACGCTCGGTAAATATAATTGTTCGTGCTGTCCAAATTGCAGGTGCGTCCCCGCCCCGCTTGCTGATCTCGCTGAGGTCCGCTGGCCGTGCAAAGTCTACGACGGCAATCGCATCGTGACCATGAAGCGTTTCGAGTTCGAGCGGTTGGCCGGCGTCGAAAAGATCGCAGCGTAAAAGCAGAAGTTCAAGCGTTAGCGAAGGAGAATGTGATGGTGAAAAAGTTAAAAGAGAACGAGAGGGGCTTCTACGGCACCGCGAGTGCTGATGCCGGCAGCGTAAGTGTTGGAATGCTGGGACAGCAATCGAACTCCACAGGGAAGCGCCTGTACGAGATCGACAACGAGTGCAGCCAATTCAACGTTGCACTAAATACATGCCGGGACATGGTTTGCGATCTGGCTGAACGGTTGGAGCCATTCCTGAGCGAGCAGCAGGAGGACAGTGAAGGAAAGTGCGCCCCGAAACTGTCCTGCCCATTGGCTATCGAAATCCAGGGCTGGCGGCATCGGGCCGAGGCCATCAATTCAACGGTGCGAAATATTCTGAGACGTCTGGAAGTGGATTGGTCGGAATCACCGAAGGACAAGTGATGGACGTGGGCTACGCGCTGAACATCCCGGAAGTGCAAAGCGGAGACGCGGCCATTGCGACCCGCCGCGGCGAGCCGCTGATCCTGGAGCCGGGCAAGACCTACGTGATCATGATGACTCACGCCTTCGGCCATGAGGCGCTGGAGTCTCTACGCAAGCACATCGCGGTTGAGCAAGAGCGCACGGGGATCAATTTCATTATCGTTGGCCCGGCGCTGAGAGTGAAACCGCTGGGGTGGCGCGACCGGCTGATGGCGTGGGCGCTCCAATGAAAGTCTTCCCTGGTTCGAAGGCGTGGATGCGGATGGACCGCTCCAGGCGAAGGCGGTCGCGGCGCGCGCGGCGGTTGGGCATCACCGAGTTCGAACTGCTGGTCCGCGAGACGCTGGCCGCCAGCAAACCGACGCCGCCAACACAGCGCCGCAAGAGCTTCATGAAGCCGAAGATGAGCTTCGATCTGCGGGCTGGCTCCGCAACGCTTTCGACTTTCGTATACGACGACACTCTCGGTTAAGCAATGGCATCGCCCGCTCACATCCAGATCAACTGCAACGCCAGGCTGGGCCGCCGGCGGTGGGCGCCGGAAGTGAACCCCATCGCGCAGATGCTGGGGATCAACCCTAACGCGAGCGGCGCGGCCTTCGATGCCTTCGTAAATGCACCGGCCCGGCTGGGCGCGGGGATGCCGAATCTGGCAGAGGGTGCCGACTACATCCTCCAGCGGTTGACGTTCGACTACTGGCTGCTGATCACGCTGTACGAGAACCACTGGATCGTGCGGCGCATCGTGGACACGCCAGCGAAGGACATGACGCGTGCGTGGCCGAAGGTCAACACGGACGCGGACCCGAAGGATTTGGACCGGATCAGTAAGTTGATTCGGAAGACATGCACCGCGGATCGGATTACCCAGACGATTCAGTGGGCGCGATTGTTCGGCGGCGCTGGCGCGCTAATCGTCATCGACGGGCACGAGAATCAACTCGATGAGCCTCTGAACCTGAAGGATATCGAGATCGGCGCGTATAAGGGTCTGATTCCATTCGAGCGGTGGACCGGCATTCATCCCTCGTTGGAAATCTGCACGGATATCACCAGGCCAACGGACTTTAACCTACCGGAGTTCTATGAGGTCACGGCGCGGGACAAGTCGTTCAAGGTTCACGCAAGCCGCATTCTGAGATTCACCGGGCCGCAAGTGCCGACGCCGGAGCGGGAAGCCTACAGTATGTGGGGCATCTCGGTGATGGCACCAGTCTACGAGGAACTGCGCAAGCGCGACAACCTCAGCGCCAATCTGGTGTCTCTGACGTTCCGCGCGCAGATCCTGGGGATGGTGATGCCGGAGTTGGCGCAGATGCTTTCCGGGGCATCCATGACCGGAGCCGCGGCGCAGCAATTCCATGGACGGATGGAAGCGTTCAACCAGCTTCTCAGCAACCAGAGCCTGGCGCTGCTGCCGAAGGATGGGTCGCTTCAATCGACGAACTGGTCCGCTTCTGGGTTCGCTGAGTTGTATGCGCAGTTCCAGATGGACATTGCCGGCGCGGCGGAGATCCCTGTCACGCGGTTGTTTGGGCGCACGCTCTCCGGCCTGGGGCAGAGCAACGATGCCGACGAGCGGATCTACGAAGAGCGGATAGCGATGGAGCAGGAGCACGGGCTCCGGCCCCAACTGGATAAGCTCTATCCGATCATGTGGCAATCGGAACTGGGCGAAGTGCCCGACGATCTGGAATTGGACTT